AACCTAAATTAAATTCTTTAAATTTTACTTTTGTAAATGGTACTCCCTTAACATAACCTCTTGTTTTATTATTAGACTTAGGAATAAATTCTGTTTCTATTTTTAATGGAGGAAAAGTTTTTCTTACGATAGTTTGAAGTTCATTCATATCTTCTTGAAACTTAGCTTGTAGTATATGTGCACCTACAACATCTATCATAAATCCTTTTGCATGTTGTCGTTGTATAATCTTGGCAACCTTATGTTCTAATTCAATTGACTCTCCAAAGTCTGTCATCTTTTTAGAAAGAAATTTATATACCTTCTCAGTTAAATCAACATCATTTCTACAATATTTTAACATCTCTTCACTAAAATAATCAAAGTTATCAAACTCCATTTTCTTTTTATAAAGTTTTTCACCCCAATTTTTTAATGAATGCCCACCCTCTAACATAGGGTTAAATAATCTAGATAAAATTAATGTATCAGTTATCTTACAATTTTTAAATATGTTATAACCAAAAGCTTTATTTAAAACTGGTATATCAAATCCAATAATGTTATGTCCAATAACTTCTTTAGTTTGTTTTAAAAATTCTTCAAACCTATGTATTCTATCTTCTTTAAATTGATAATAAGTATCCTTATGTTTACAAACAATACACCAAATTTTATCTGTAGTCATTGTTGTTTCAATATCAAATATTACTTTATCAAAAGTCATCTACCTTTACCTCAGATAATCTACCTGTATCCATATCATACCTTAAGTCACAGCATGGTCCAGTTAAACCAGCAAATCTGTTCTTTAATACTCTTACCCTTGTGGTACTACGTATTTCAGGGTCATCATTCTGTGCGTCTCTCTCAAGCCCTATAACCATGTCACTTAACTGCCCTATAGAAGCTGAACCTCTTAGTTGAGACAGAGATGTAGCCGCACCCTCTTCATGTCCCTTACCATCAGGTCTCCTTAAATGTGAGACTACTATCATAGCTATACCTGTTTCTTGAACAAGAGTTCTAAGTCTAGTCATGATTTCATCTAATGCTCTACGTTCATCTCCATGACTTTGGTCTGATACTATAATACTAACGTGGTCTATAACAATATACTTACAGTCTAAACCTTTTGCTAAATATCTAACTCTAGAAATTATATTATCAATAGTGTTAGAACCAAAATGGTCAAACATAAATATTCTACCAGTACCTACAGTAGCATCAAAGTAAGTTCTTAATTCTTCTTTAGGAACATGAACATCAGGTAAATGTAATCTTTGATTAGCTTCAATACTCATGATACCTTTAGATGTTATAACAGGGGTCTCTTCTAACATTAACAAACCTATATTATCTTTAGTTTGTTTTATTAGATGATGAATTAATTCTCTCATCACTTGAGTCTTACCTAACCCACTACCTGAAGTGAACGTCACTAATTCAGATGGTCTTAATCCATAAGTAATTTTATTTAATCCTTCAAAAGGATATTGAACAAAGCTTTGTAATGTTGGTTTACTTATCTCATCAAACAAAACATTAGCATTTATAATTCCATCAGGAGCATAGACCTTTGCATTCCAAAATGCTTTTTGATAAATCTGTAATTTATTTTTAGTTAAACAATCAGATGCATCTTTTAAATCATTAGGAAGATACATTATCTTACATTTTCCAGGGCTAAATAATTCAGCTACCTTTAATGCACCTTCACGACCATGCTCGTCATTGTCAAAATTAACTACAACATTTTCAAATTGTTCTAACCATTCTAAACTTCCTTTAATATCTTTAACTGCAGAAGTTATACCATTCTTAATACTAACAACTGGTGTTTCATATCTATCAGTCTTAAACATTTGAAAAGCTGATAAACAATCTATCTCACCTTCAGTAATTATAACAAATTTATTTTTAGAGAATAAATGTTCTCCAAATAATCCTGAGTTTTTTGTATTGCCTTGTATATTAAATTCTTTTAGCTTTGTAAATCTTGTCTTGGTTGCAATCTTTGCACCTTGCTTATCATGATAAGGATAATAATGATTAGTTATATTACCCATACTATCCATCTTAACACTCACTCCATACTTTCTACAAGTAGGTTCAGTTAAGTTTCTATCTACAATTTCTGCAAAGTCAGAAGACTTTCCAAAATCTTTTACTTCGTATTCGTGTGTGCCATTACCATTTGTTTGTGTTGTTTCCATATCGTATTCCTTTATATATTGTTGACATGAAAAACAATACGCAGACCCATCACCATTAAGAGAGACTGCATCAGTACTCTCACATAATGGACATGGTAAATGATATTTTACAAATCCTTGTTTCGTTGTTTCCATTGTCGCCCTCATAAATTATTTATCCCTAAAAAAAAGGAGAGCCAACCTGTTGCCAAGCTGACCCTCCTGTAGGAGTAGAAAATGAGTCATGCATTATGACTGTTAATGTTGTATCAAAAATCTTCTTTGATGTCAACACCATTAGAAGATTTTTTTTCTATATTAAAATCTTCATTGGGAGTAAATTCTACTAAATCCAGTACCTGTACAGCTTGTAAATCTAAACCTTTGCCCTTCTTACCTTTAAAATTCCAGTCATAAGATTTATACATTACTTTTACTTTACTGCCATTACCGACTATTTTATCAATAGGTTTCTTTTCAGCATCCACTAATTGTGGTTGTTGATTCTTATCTCCATTTGCTTTAGAAACCTTACGTTTAAATCTGATAATATTTTTTACTACCTTATCATCAGCTTTTGTTTCCCCAACATTAAAACCATTTGTTTTAAAATCAGTCGCAATCTTATCATCAACTGCTAAATCAATTCTCCACATAGGTTCAAACTTTTCGTTTGGTCTTATTAGAGAAGCCCAGTATGCTGTGCCTTCAATTATTGCCATATGTTTTTTCCTTTTATTATTGTTAATTTACTTTTCATAAAACTCTTTTAGCATATCAGCACCCCCATTGTCAACACTTGGAGCATCTTTTTTTTCTTTATTTTCCTCAGTATTTTCAAGGATTTCTGTAATCTTTTTATCTATTACTCTTTTAATTTCTTGTTTCTTTTTTAATTTAGACTCTAACTCTGCAATTCTTTTACCCATATTTTGTACATCTTGTGTAGCTTGTTCAACTTGAATAAATAATTGTTTTATTTTAGACTCTTTTTGAGAAACTAATTTAATAGCATCATCTTTTTCTTTAGTTAAATCTGCTATAGTATTTTTATATTCTCTAATTAAATCTCGTTCACTCATATATTATTGACAACTCTCGCATTCATCCTGACTATCTACAACTATATCCTTCTTACACTTACAAACAGTACAAGGACATACTCCAAGCATATCTGAATGCTCCATTAAAGAACAATGACACCCACAGTTACAACTTAAACATCTATTAATATCGCCCATCACTTCTCCTAATTAATTATTTTCTTTTCTTCTTTTTAATTTTTCTTTTCCTTACTTTAACTGGTCGTCTTGAACAATAAATAACTAAGTATACTAAACTCATTGATAAAAGAACAATAGACACAGCTAAGAAAAAAGATAGATAACAAATTTTAAAAACATCTATTGTTATCACAAGTCTTTCATGTTTAGTACTAGCTAATTCTACTGATGGTTCAACTATATCAACAAAAGTTTTCGTAATCTCTTTAGCTTTAACTACATACTCATATGCATGAGTTTTAATACCTTTATCAGTTACTAAATAAGTTGTTAAGTCTACACCACTATATGCTTTTGCATAAACATTATTACTTAATGCTAGGCTTGAACCACTAGATAACAATGCAAACTCACTACATCCAGTTAATAATAATAATCCAACTATTAATCCTAAACATTTTTTAATCACAATAATCTATTCATTTTCAATTGACCAACCCATACGTGTTCTTGTTGGTTATCTTTATCTAATTTTTCAAAACACTCTTGACATATCTTTAAATTTCTATCATGAATATATCTTCGCATAGTACCACCACTTTGTTTTTTATCACAAGTTCTACAAATATCTCCAAAATTTGTACCACCATCCATCATTCCCATAATTATCTCTCCTTTATTATAGTTCATAACACTTCTCTGTAAATAATTCTTTAATAGGTATGACTACACATTTAGATGCTCGGTAATCTCCTATCTGTTTTGTATGTGTCTTCTTATATTTGTTTATTATTTTTTTTAATCTTGATACTCTAAAGACTAACATACAATGTTCTTTACCATTAAGTTCTAGTATTTGAAACCACCATTTAGCTTCAGTCTTATCTATACCACTTGGCTTACCTCTAAACTCATACTCAATGGCAATATTACCTGTCTTTCTCCACCAACTACGTTCAGTCTTAACTTCTACCTTACCTCCCTTTAATAAGTCGGCTACTCTTTTCTCTCGTATCTGACCATACTTTAAATCAATATCAAATTTTGTATTTATATCACCCATAAATTAATGAAAACTACACAGATAATTTGTGAGAAACTTATTTAAATTCTTATGTTCAAAAAGTTTTTTTGTATTAGCTTTTTTTAATTGATTAAAAGTTTTGACTATAAAGGATGGTTCAAAGTCAGAGTGGTCACAAACTTCGCAGAATTGCGTATCGTTTGTATTAAACCAAGACTGTGCATCTTGGACTATCTTCTTTCTATGTTTACCCCATGCATGAATATCTATATCAAGGGCATCCATAATGGCTCGGACTATAACACTTCTCCATACAAGTATATGAGGTGTTAGTTTTCTGCCTTCACCTTTTCCTCCCAAGAGGGATGGTACATTTCTATTTTTTATCATACTTCATTTCGTTGTCCAAGTATTTAGCAATTAGTTTAGGTTTCTTATTCTTTACAATCCTTGAGTGAAACTCTCTTTGTCTCAGGATTCTCGCCATTGGATTTCTTGATTTTATTTTTGTATGTTTCTTCATCAATTTCCTCAACAGTATTCCTGTGAACCTTTACTTCTTTGCCAATGATATTAGAATAAGGACTCCAATTTAAATTTTCTTTAGCTTGGTGTAGTAATGTTCCTGAATTGTAATAGTCTTCAATACACATATCTACATTCACCCAAGATTTTTTCATAAAGAATTTATTCGCCATAGTCCTATCCAACAAAATGTTGTTTAATATAATTAGAAATTATACCCAAATATTTTTGGGTTATTCTTCCTATTATACTCCTCAAATACTGGTATAGGTACACCTGAAATAAATAAAAATTCCTCAACAATATCAATACTTTAGACCTCCTTTCAACCATAAGTTGTATTTAATTAATACAATACTTTCCCTTGATAACAAAGGGCTTTGTTTTGTAGGTTCGGTCTATCTCCAGTACTCTTAAAGATAGTAATTTCTTAATCATCCTACATATAACACCTGAATTTACATCAGGAAATTTATTCCTTAATGCTTTTATCAAGTTTCTTTTCTTATAATTATCTTTACCTATTAAATTAAATAGTTCACTTTCTATTTCACCTTTAATAGATTTAGTTATTCGTTCATCATCCTTAACATAAGGAGTAATATCTATTTTATATTTCTCCAATAAGGAATTAAAATCATCTTCACTCACCCAACTACAACACATAGTTGGCATACTTAAATGAGCCAACAACATACCTAGTTTATCAGTTTCATTACTATCACACTTATCTAAGTATGTAAACATCTTCGCCTCATTAGGTACATCTTTATATTTAGTTGTTGCTTTATTGTATTGATGCATTCTCCTCCTTTATTACTTGTTTACATTTACTACATACTTCTTTAAGTTGTATGGCTCTAGCATGGGCAGGATGCCTTTTAATATAACCTTTCCACTCCATATAACCAAGCATATTAAAGATAATACTCTTTGATTTGACATTCATATGTTGCATCATCTCTTCAAAGACTGGCATTACTTCATTCTCTTTAAAGTAATTCTTTAAATATTGGTATAACTTTAATTGTTTTTTTGTTAGCATATTATTTATTTAATTATTGATAGTATAACAAACATACCGATAAAAAATACTATATAAAATATTATTAATAATAATATTTCACTCACGTACTAATCGCCTTTGTGCTTCATCTACTATGTCATGGATGTCAGTTAGTTTAGTATCTTTTTTAACTATCTCTATCATCTGTCTTAATCTACTATGATAATCTTTAGGTTTATGATAGTCAGCACCATGTATTCTTAACTCTCTTTCATACTTAACCTCTGCTTTAAGATGTATTATCTCTTGCTTCAAAGCAAAGATTTCTTTTTTAGCATCAGTAATTTCTTTCTCATACTCATGGAGATGTTTTTCTTTTGTTAGCTTTTCTAAGTAAGGGTCACTCATTTTTTATCTTCACCATTCCCATACTCTTTGCTTTGTTCAAACAAGTACCAACTATAATTAGGTTCTTGTTTTCTTAATAGAGTAGCATAACTATCAGCATCTATTATACTATCAAACCCTCGTTCAGTATAAAAACAATCATTATCTTTAGACCTTTTCATTACTATATATCTTTTAACTTTGTTTTCTTTAACTGTAGTTCCAAACATATTTATTCCTCCTTATTATATTCTTATATCATATTAAAAGTTAATGCACAACACCTCGTTTGCATAAACCTTCGTCAATTAAAAAGGTAGCTCGTCTTCCGAACCAACCTTGTAGTGTCCAAACATACCCTGTATCTATCAGGTGTTGCCATGCGTCTATCTCTTCTGCCAAGTTATTACACATGATAAACCCTTCGGCTCTTCCTATTGCTTGGTGTAGTTGTTCTACTTCGCTTTTATGTACTTTCATCATTTCATACTTTCTGTAATATGCTAACTCTACCCTAGAGTTGAACACATTTCTGCCATAAATGGCTTTCTTTATTTTAATCTGATTTCTCATCTATCTTCTCTATCATATTCTTTTTTATTTTAAAACCTCCATCATCCCATAGCCCTGCTGTTTCTCCTTGTATCCAATCCATATGGTCAACATCAAATGCTTTTTGGTAAGCATCATTCTTATTCATAGCTTTTAAATCTATGTGATAAGGTACGGTTTCATACCCCCATACTCTATACTTTTTCATTTTTACTCCCATTCATCTACCCTATCAATTATAAAACCAGTATCAT